AGGTAAACGGAAACCTTCTAGAAGTACTTTCTTAGCAACTTCGGCGCTTTCTCGATACAGTGGTTGATGTATTGGACGTACTCTATGAGTACCTTCGCAGTACCAGCTGAACTGACATACCACTCGTGAATATATAATATTCTTTTGATACACTACTGCACAAACGTCAGCCGGGAATCGACCACTGGCTGCACGATTCATGGTCACTTGAGCCACGGCCACTTTTCCTTCAAAAGGTTCGCTAGCAGCTTCCCAGTAGATGTTCTGGGTCAGGCAACGAAGTTGACGCTCGCGGTCGTCGGCTGTTACAAATTTTATTGCATTCATCTGAGCACGTTCAGCTTTCAGATCTTCAAACTTTGCTTTGGTAACAGTGACTAGACCTAAGGTAGCCAACCACATTCCAAAAACGATAGTCAAGAATTTGACTATACTGGGCAAATGTTGTTTCATAGTTTCTTCCTCCTTATTCAGGTTGTAGTTTTATATAACCATATGCTTTCCGAGAAAACTACTACTATAACCCATTAACTGGATACATTATAGCGTATTTTTTAGGAAAAAACAAGTTATATTGGGTTAAAAACTCAATATATTTTAGTCATCATCCTGAAATGACATCCGGACTTCCGGCAGCGCAGGCGTCGCCATCATCGATTGAATCACCAATTCTTGCCACGGCCAAACCGTTGGCAAACACCGTTGAGCTACCGCCACTTTGACTACCACCATGAGTGTCTGGCGGTCCTGGATCAGTGTGATCCGGCCAGGCGTCGGTGACTCTGACTACGCCTTGGCCATTGATAATAACATCCGAACTTCCGTTTGGTGTATTTGGTCGAGGCACATAACCACCGTGTCCGGTGCTGGCATCTAGATTGGTTCTAGTAACAGGTGGCATGTTTAATATTTTCCTTGAGCAACATACTGTATCAGGTAATCTTTACCTATTGTGTAATTATTATTTATAACCTGGGTAACTGGGCCAAGCTCGTCTCCGTTTACTAGCACAGAATAACTTGCAGTCAAGGTACTGGGACCAACGGACAGGTACTCGCTGACAAAATTATAACCTGATTCAATGTCGGTAAATTTTGCTACAGTTTTTACCTGCTTGTCACCGTCTTCGTAGGTGATAGCTTTTGTAAAATTGTCGTTGTACCTTCCGGAAAATGTTATTGTGACATTACCAGTAACAAATTCAGGACTGCCAACAGTAACTACCACATTGCCCGCGGTGTTTGCACCCTTGGTTACTACCACACTAGAAATCAATGGATCTAGAGGTACTAACAATCGCCCAACTGTGATAGTCTGAGCAATCTCTGTATTTTCCTCAATTGCAGGTAGTGTAGTAGAACTTAGCGAGATTGCCATTAGGTAATGATACTTCCTCTAGTGATGGGTTCAATTCCGGTTGTGGTTTTGATATAGTGTTTTTGCATAGCATCAATACTAGGGGCATGCATGATAACATGTTGCTTGCTCAAAGTCACAGTACGGTCAGCATCAACAGTAAAAAGACTTTGAATCAATCCCATACCTTGCGGGCTAGGCATCACTGTGCAGGGACGCTCAATTGTGAATCCGGTATCTGTTTCTTCTGCGATTCTAGCAACAATTTCGTCACCAGTAACCAATTTAAAACTCACGATATCGCCTTGTTGATAACCTTTTGATACTAACATTTAGTTTTTTACCTTTTCAAAAAATTCAGCTGGTTGTCGATTTAGTCCGTCAAATCCTCCAGGGATCAATTCGTACCCGTGAAAAATTTGCGGAACGCTACGAAGGCCTTTGTCTACTAGTAATTGTCTAGCCTCGGGCTCGTATTCGATGTTGACTTCCGTATAACTAACACCTTTGCTTTCAAGCAGTTGCTTGGCCCTGACGCAAAAAGGGCAATTGTTTTTAGAATAGATTGTAAGCATGATTGTATTATATTTTATGTTTTGTATTTAATCAAGTTTGTGTTGCTCGGGTATTTTGTCCAAAATCATTTGGTGCATTTGATTTTTAATTTTCTTTCTGTATGCATATAAATGATTATGATTGTGTTCTCTTATCTGTTGGGTAGCAGACATCACTAATATTGGGTCAAGGCTTGCCAAATATTCAACTTGATCAAATGCGCGGCGAAATCGTTCTACGGTATCATCACAGTTGTCGTAGCTTTCGTCAATTATTGAGTCAAATGTTTGGAATCCCAGCTCACGTAAAAATTTCAATGTGTGCATGGGTGCAAACATAACAAACAATCGTTTGGCTAAAAATAACTTAGTTGTTTTTTCTGTTATAAAATATGGACCCGGGCGATCTCGAGTATTTGGTGCCGGATTAGAATACAACGTTTCACAGCACACGCTGTACCACGTCTGACGATAAATGTCCCAGGGTGTTATTTCACTGATTTCTCTTTTGAGTTCTTTGGCCACTTCCCAGTTGGGATTCATGTTGGGAGACACATAGGGCCACAATAACGAATCTCCAACCAGACGATGGGCAGCTTGGCCCAATGAAGTATTAAAACCTGGATCGCTGTCAGATATCCAACGGTCGCCAGGACCATGAAACACATCTCTATAGGTCACAATTGATTGATCAAGTAGCGGCGTGTTTGTTTGAAATCTGGCCATAACATAAGATCTGTGTGCTTTTCTTGCGCCCAGCAATGCATCAAATTTGAATGGTTTATACTCAGTATTGGTGTCTTGAAACTTGTTTAGCCGCATGTGTTGAAACATCCACCAAGGCCTATATATAAAGTTAGGATCAGTTAATGCATCTTTAACGCCACCCAGAGCAGCAACATAATTTTTTATTCCAGTACGACGAATGCAATAGTTTAACAACATGTCGTAATCGGTATATTCGATGTCTGACAGTATTACTAGATCAAACTGAGACCAATCAATGTCGCACAGTTGTTGATTGTATGCATAGACGCCGGGCTGATTAAACATAGCAGGAACCGCGGCAACACGAAAAGGTTGCGCCAACACTTCCTCTAGGTTATCTGTGGTTTGAAATTTGGGGTAGTCTTCGCCTTGCCAATCAGGAACAACGTCAATTGCGCCGCGAGGTGGTAACAGCGTATATATTTTATACTTGAATTGTTTCATAATTGTGAAGCAATAGCATTATAAATTTTATCAAAGTCGACTACTGTATTTGTTGTAAACTCAAATTGAATACTATCTTCCAAGCGTGGACAAGCATCAACATAGCAGTTATACTCTTGAGAGTTTAAATTTTCAATATCGGCTAGCTTACGCACTTCAAAACGTTTTTGCTCTGTGGTATTGATGCTGCGTTGAGTCATTACATAGTTTGCCAGATACTCGTACTCACTAAACCAAATTAAATTAGTTCCGCTTTCTCTTTGACAGTTATCTATTATAGCATCTAGGAAATGGCGATCGTGTCTGGCTTCTAATAGAGATCGCATCGTGTGCCAATCTTGTTTAAGAAACGGCATAAATTCACTGACAAAACAATCTTTTGTTTGTCTTTTGATGCCTAATCCCTTCTCAATTGCCCAGTAATAGCCGTTACTGTGTGTAACGTTGGGCAACACAAAAAAATTAGGTACAAGGCCGTCAAAACAACGGTACGGCTGTATAGCAAAAGTATCAGGGTCTTGTATTAGTATTGTTTCGTAGTCGAAGTAATCAAGGCTTGCAATCTTTAATGCCTGCTGCCTCAACCAAGTGCCTCTATAATCACCCGGCTGATCCCAGTTAAGTATTTCTGGGTAAGCGTCAATAAGTTCTTGATCATTGACATATTGAAACCTATTAGGGTCTAACCCGTATTTGCTTAGTGTACCCTTATAGTGTTTTTCAGCTATGTTGGTAACAATATAGGTAACATCAATGCCTTCTAGAAAATGATCAAATTGGAAGGCCATAAGAGCGTGGCCCATTCGATACCCGCCAACAAATACTGCTCTAGCCGTCAAAGACTAAATCCCTTGAACGTGTTGGAATCCACGTCCTGTTTGGTTCCGCCGATCACATAACTTGAGATTTCTGTTTCTTGTGGTGCCACTTGAACTTCTGCACCTGCGATCCATTTGGCTGTCCATGGTAGTGGATTTGATCCT